AACTCATACTTTTACCTTACTTTCCTAATAACCAAGACGGTTTGAATTCAACACACCAAATTCGGCGCTGTTAAGAATGAACTGCGGATAAAACGACGGCGACGACAAACTGCACGACACCAACACATCATCCACTTGACCCGTAATTGTGTAACCCTCAACAATCGCCAAATACGTTGAACCACGAAACTTCACACGAACCTGCGAAATCGGATCACAAATAGCCATCGCATTATTTTTCTTTGTTGTCGTATTTTGTGCAGAAATTTTCAAGCTAATACGAGACGGCTGCCCGGACTGTTGGCTGTAAACACCCACAAGGAAAGACGCAAGGTTCGAAGCGTCATTAGTGTTACGGCTATACGACGGCACCGATATTGAATAATTGCCACTACCAGATGTTTGCTGCGCTAACCCCTCAGGGTTAACAATTACCTTGCTGGCATAGTTGTCAGCCAAACCAGCAAAATCTAAAGCCGTGTAAACAAGAGGGTTAGTGCCTGTGTTGTCATCAGAAGCGTCATACGTTGTGAGCTGTGTTTGCCAGCCACGCCCATACAAGGTGATGAAATTAGGCCCTGCTGGGCTTTGAGTTGTAAAACGAGCCTGCTCAGTAATTGCCAGCTGCGAAAGCACGTCAAGCCCGTTTTGGTTTGTAACGGTCTGAGCCGAAACAAGAGACTTAGTAGCAATAGCGACGGTTAAGCCAATGCCGTATTGGTTGGTGACATTAAAAATCGCTGTAGAAACAGGGTCACCGTCAGCCCACGAAGTTGACACGTCGCCACGACCAAGCAACGCAAACGTGTCTTCGATGTCGAGTTCCCATTCGTCATATGCACTTGTTACGCCGTAGATAATGCGAAGGTCAGCGACACGCCACGCAAACGCATACCCAAGTTCTCCAGTGCCAGCAGGACGAATAACAAGGATTGCGGTTTGCCCCACTGTAATTGTTGGCAACAGATCAGGTCGTCGACCGCTAATAACGCCAGTGCCAGCGCGCAACGGGTCACTAATCTTTGTGCGACCCTTTGTAAACGTAAATCCTTGGACGTTGCTAACGCTGTTGCCGTTTACGGTCAATTCGTAAGCAGGAACAGCCATTAGGCAACCTTTACTGGCAAAGGCCCATTTTGGCGATACCAGCGTGTTAAAGCGTCAACTACGGCTTGAGGATCTCCACCCTGCACATTGATGGTGACACCGCCTCCGCCACCCATACCGAACTCGCCCATACGGTCAAGAGGGATTACAGCCTCAGGGCCATTGCCCTCACCAATGAGTGCGAGGGTTGGAGAAGTGACGATGCCACCCTGCGCCAACATCGGAATGTTCGGCACATCAAAGCCCTTACCTCCAAGACCCGGCACGAAAGACGGGAACTTAAACGACAACTTGCCAATTGAGTTATTCCACAGCGTTGCAATGCCGTTAAAGATGGTCTTGTAAATATTAAGAATGGTTGTGAAATACGTCTTAAGAATGTTGAACCCAAACTTGATGCCCTCAAAGACTGCGTCAACGATGTTGCGGAAACCCTCAAACTTCTTATAAGCAACAACAAGTGCAGCTCCTAAAGCGACAATTCCGATCACAATCAAACTGACAGGGTTCAAAGACATCGCAAGGTTGACAGCCATAATCGATGCAGCAAGTACGCCAAAAGCAGCCCCGACAGCAATGATGATGCCCGGATGCTTAGCAGCCCAATCACCGAACTTTGTCAGGTATGGCAGTAGTTTCTCAATCGCTGGAAGTAGTGCAGCGCCGATGGACTCTTTGGTTTCATCAAAAGCAACACCAAGACGTTTGAACTGTCCTTGAGCCGTGTTTGCAGCCTCGGTTGCAGCACCGCCAGTGGTGTCAGCAATCAGTGACATGACGGTCTCAAAGTCAGCGCCGTCCTTAATCATCTGACGGTACTCAGGAGCTAATTTGCCTAACGCGGTGAGGTTGCCTCCCATCGCCTTCGCAATGGCATCTGTAACGGACGCTAAGGGCTTACCAGTCGAGGCAGCGATGTCCATGGCAGCGTTTGCGTACTGCTGAGCCTTCGTGACATCACCTGTTGCTTTGGCGAGTTTCGCCAGCACGGGTCTCAATTCTGTGTCGGTAACCCCGAGCAAAGTGCCTTGTGTGCTGATCCAATCCTCATTGGCTGCAATCTGTTGTTCAGTAGCGCCAGTAGCACGGCGCAAGTTATTCGCAAGCAGATCCTGTGCAGCAGCGTCCTCCATCGCACCCTTGGTGGCATCAAACAAAGCAGCACCCAAACCAGCCACAGCAGCGGTAGCAGGAATCAAAGCCTTCTTCAAAGCAAACTTTGTCTTCTCGCCAGCACCCTCAAGTTGTTTGAACTCTTGAATTGCCTTTTTGATTCCGTTGTTATCAAAGGACGAAACAATAGGGATAGAAAGCATTAGTTCTTCAACTCTCGGTTTACGCGCTGGACAATACTGATAGCAAACTTCTCCATCACAGCTGTGATCTCGTTGACCTTGCTGTAAACAACAGGGCCGATAATGCGAGTGCGACCCGGCTGAACAGGGCCGAGCGCATCACCCAACGGGTTGGAGTTCTTGCGTCCAGCAGTCTCAAAAATGGCTGTACCCGTGTCACGCTGGACAATGTTGATCGTCCCAAGAGAACGGCGGTCAGTGTTAAACACCACGTCCACGCCTTTGCGAGCCTTGTCGAGATTCCACGGAAACACCTTGCGTCCGTTTACAGCAGGGCCAGCCCACTGGCGGTTCATACCGGACAACGGAACAAAACGATACGCAGAACGCACAGCATCGGTAGCAGGCTGGGCAATAGCGCGAGCCTCGTTATTGAACTCCTTACGAAGCCCCGGCTCAATCTTGTTAAGAGATCGGATTGCTTCGTTAATGCCTAAAACACTGATGTCGTTACTTACGGGCACGGTTGCTCTCCTTTGCTCTCTTCTTCAGCACATCCAACATGGTGTGCAGCTCTTGTGTATCGAATGGGATTTGGTGAGGCCAAAACCCCGTCTCAACTGCTAACTCGCAGATGGTTCGGAGGTAAGAGCCTCTTGCGTAGGGTTTGCAGCGTCCTCGTTTACAACTTCTACTGACACCAGTTTCTTGATGTAGTCATCAAAGACCGCTGGCACGGTGATGCTGTTTTGCTTTGCGCCTTCAAAGGCGAGGAAAGCGAGGTGCTCCATTGCGACACCGGAGGCAAGGTCAGAAGCGCGAATTTTGAACTTGCGCTCCAGTGCCACAATAGAAAACAGGTTGGTGGTGACCTCGTAGGTGAGGCCGTCAGTCTGTTCGACTGCGAGTGTGATCTTCATGTTGTTTCTCCTGAAGGTTTACGGGTTTACGGTGCGGTTACGTCACGAACCCATGTGCCACCTGTAAAAGTGACCTCAACGGTGGCAAGTTCGCCCACGGTTGAGTTGATTGGGGTGAAGTCGCTGAGCATGCAGTTTGTGATGATGTACTCAGGGTTAGAGGCGGACTCTGTGGTGCCTGATGGCGAGATGGTCAGAACCGTTGTGCCTGTGCCCACGCAAGAAGCGAGGATTGCCTCGACCTCTGAAGCGCCATAGCTGAGAAACAAAGTCATTGAGACTTCGACGTTTTGAAGACCGCCAGTGAAGCGGTGTCCTGTGTCGCCGAAAGCGGTGGACTCAAGTGAGTCCTGACCAATCATGACGCTGACTGCGTTTGCCTGATCGCTGAGGTCTGTGGTGGTTGCGCCCTGCGTGATGTTAATCGTGGCATTGCTGAGGAATGTTGTTGTAGCCATGAGGGCTCCTTTTGGTTAGTTGCGCCGTACGGCTACGGCAACGGTTAAGTCGTAAGAAGGCAAGTCTTGCCCCCCTACGGATACGAGGCCCGGACGAAGATCCGTGACCGCGATTGGTGAGTTCATGATTTGGTCGGCGATTTGCATCAGGTAATCACCTGCGTCTTGGTTGCCCGGAGGCGGTGCCAGCACACGAAGTCGAAGACTGATGTTGCCCACGTTGTATGTAAACGAGTCAACGGTTGGAAGTTCAATCAAAACAGACAGTGGGCGAGCGTTACGAGGGTCAGTGATAGGCACAAGGCTGAGTGCTGTAAGCGCGGTTTTACAAGCAGTTACAGCCTCATACAAAATGCCTGAAGAACTCACGCGACTTGCGCCCTGCCACAGCCAAGCAGCTGCATAATTCGAGCAAGGTTTACAGGAAGAGCGAGATTGCCCATGCCATCAAAAGCACCATAAGCGTCACCGCTTGTCCCACGCTCGCGGTACAACTGAGCTGCATAAAGTGTCGCTCCTAGTTCCACGTCTGGCGATGGGACTGTGCCCTGTTGGTCTGTATAGCCTGCCTCACGACGTTTCCGAAAACAGAAAAAATTACTGGCAGAAACGCACTTAGCGATGTAGGCCGTGTCATTTGCGGTCGCCACGTCAATGCCCAAGAAACTGAGCACTAACGCGCTTGTAGTCCAAGTGATGGTCTCTGTAAACGTCAGGGTGCCAGCAAGAGCTGCATACGCTTCATCATCGGCTTGTCCAGTGACCGCATATAAAACCTGATTGAGTTTTGGCACGTCATAGTTGAACTCGAGATAACCCTGTTGGT